CTCGTAAACAAGATGACCATGAAGGGCAAGAAAGGCGATGTACTTCACATTCCTAAGCCAACTCGTGGTGTAGCAACTGCTAAGTCAGCAAACACAGCAGTAACAATCCAAGCTGATACCGAGACTGAAGTTTTAGTTTCGATTGACCAGCACTTTGAGTACTCACGTTTTATTGAGGACATCGTTGAAGTTCAAGCTCTTGCATCACTCCGTCGCTTCTACACAGAAGATGCTGGCTATGCATTGGCTAAGAAGATTGATGACACATTGTTCCAGTTAGGTAAGACTTTCGGTAACGGTACAAGCAGCTTCGTACACAGCAACAGCTATTTCATCGACGGTACTAACGGTCTCTCAGCTTACGCTGTTGACACTGTAGCTGCTGCTGATGTATTCACTGACGCTGGTTTCCGTGCCTTGATCAAGTTGATGGACGATGCCGACACTCCTATGGATAATCGCTTCTTCACTGTACCTCCATCACTTCGTGCTGCTATCATGGGCATCGATCGCTACAACAGCTCTGACTTCGTTGATGGTCGTGGTGTAAACAACGGTCAGATCGGTCAGCTGTATGGTATCGATATCTATGTATCGAGCAACTGCCCAATCATCGAAACTGATGCAGACAACAGCGTTGGTGGTGATGTTAAAGCAGCTATCTTGGCTCATCGTGATACGATGGTATTAGCTGAGCAGATGGGTGTTCGTTCACAGACTCAGTACAAGCAAGAGTACCTCTCTACTCTGTACACTGCTGACACGCTGTATGGTGTTAAGACATTGCGTCCAGAGACTGGCTTTGTATTGGCTGTTAACGGCTAGTAGTAAGTAACTCAGGATAGCCCTTTAATTAGGGCTGTCTTGTTTAAGGGTTCTTTAATAAGAGTCTTTAAACAAGTCAAGGAGATTCAATGCCGATATACAGGGGAGCAGGTGGTGCAGGAGATGCTACAGCAGACTCCGCTAGTGAAGCCTTATTAGTTCGTGAACTCGCTATCGAGGTTCAAGCAGACGCTGTTGCTGCTGATGCAAGTGCTATAGCTGCTGCTGGTTCAGCCAGTAGTGCATCTACTTCAGCAACTAATGCAAGTAACTCAGCTAGTGCTGCAGCAACCTCTGCTACCAACGCTGCGAATAGTGCATCAACAGCCACTACCCAAGCAACTAATGCAGCTAATTCAGCTACTGCAGCTCAGACTGCAGAGACTGCTGCTGAACTAGCAGAAACTAACGCAGAGACTGCAGAGACTAACGCTGCATCGAGTGCTTCTGCAGCTTCTTCGAGCGCATCTGCTGCATCTACCTCAGCTACTAACGCTTTTAACTCAGCCACCGCTGCATCTACTTCAGCAACGAACTCTGCTAACAGCGCAACTTCATCAGCAACCTCAGCAACGAACTCTGCTAACTCAGCGACAGCAGCTGCTGGAAGTGCGACCACAGCAACCACTCAGGCTACTAACGCAGGTAACTCAGCAACCGCTGCAGCAAGTTCTGCCACGGCTGCTGCAGGTTCAGCTACCGCTGCAGCTAATTCCGCTACTGCTGCACAGACTGCAGAGACTAATGCAGAGACAGCAGAGACCAATGCAGAGACTGCACAGGCTGCTGCAGAGGCTGCACAGCTTGCTGCCGAGACTGCACAAACTGCTGCAGAATTAGCCGAGACAAATGCAGAGACTGCTGAGACTAATGCAGAGACAGCAGAAACTAACGCTGCTACTTCAGCTAGTGCAGCTTCAGGCTCTGCTTCTGCTGCTGCCACCTCAGCTACTAACTCAAGCAACTCCGCATCTGCTGCATCTACTTCAGCTACTAATGCTTCTAACTCCGCTAGTGCAGCATCGACATCTGCGTCTAATGCAGCTACTTCAGCAAGTAATGCAGCCACAAGCGCAACAAGCGCAGCTGGTTCAGCAACTACAGCAACTACTCAGGCTGGAATAGCAACTACTCAAGCAGGTAACGCAAGCACATCAGCATCTAACGCTGCTACATCTGCAAGCTCTGCCGCCAGTGCTCAGTCTGCTGCAGAAACAGCTAGAGACCAAACATTAGCTGCTTTTGATTCTTTTGATGACAGATACTTAGGACAAAAAGCGACTGCTCCTACATTAGATAATGACGGGAATGCTCTTGTAGCTGGTGCGTTGTATTTTAATACCACCACGAATGAGATGAAGGTGTATGATGGCACAATCTGGCTAAACGCTTATGCGTCTTTGTCTGGTGCTCTCCTTGCCACTAACAATCTTTCTGATTTAAACAACACAGCAACATCTAGAACTAATCTTAATGTTCCTACTCGTACTGGTGGAGACGCTAGCGGTACTTGGGGTATTGATATAACTGGTAATGCTGCAACTGCTACAACTGCTACAACAGCTACAACTGCAAATGCTTTAAATACCAGCAATAGTTATACGGGAGTAAACTTTACTGCAACAGGTTCTTTAGTTGTTGGTAGTAGCGGTACTTATGCGGCTGGTTCTTTGTATTCTGATGCTAATTGGGGAATGATATTTAGGGCAAAACAAGCAAGTCCAGCAACAGCACAATTTATGTGGGCAAATTCTGATGGCTCTGAATTATTTAGATTTAATGGTTCGGCTTTAACTACAAGTATTACTGGTAATGCAGCAACTGCTACTGCGGCACAAAATGCAACTTTTTTAACTCAGCCAAACGCAACATGGGGCGCAAGACTTCAACTTGGCGGTAACGGCGGTGTTCCTGCTGTGGCAACAACCGCAGTAGTTCAAGCAACCGATGGTAATTTGCACATGGATGGTGGTGTTGGTAAAGCCATGTATCTCAATTACTACAACAATGGGGTTATTTATTTAAACGGAACTACTTATCAGATTAGCGCAAATGGAAGTCAGTACAACGGCAATGCTGCAACTGCAACAACTGCTACAACAGCAACTAACCAATCAGGTGGCTCAGTCAATGCAACAAGTGGTTCTTTTACAGGGTTAATTACTGGCGCATCTTCGGCATCAACAGATGTAAATAACGCTAACGATACTGGTTCAATTTCAATTCGTGGCAGTGCAGGCACTGTTGCATCAATGTCTTTCCACCGTACTGGTGCTTATGCTATTAATATGGGTGTTGGAACAGACAATGTATTTCGTATTGGCGGTTGGTCTGCTTCTCCAAATTGTTTCCAATTAACTAGCGTTGGTGATGGAACACTTGCTGGGTCTTCTCGTGCTCCTATCTTTTATGACTCTAACGACACTGGATACTATGTAGATCCGAATTCATATTCACGAACAATGAATTTGAGTGTTTACGTTGGAAATGAAGGAATAGGAGGGGCTAATTCTAGCAGTGAAGGATTAGTTTTGCGTGGTAACTATAACAGTAACACTTGGGCGCATAAGTTTCATAAAGCTGACAACGGAAGTGGTGTTCCTGTTTATTTGTCCCAGACAGTAGGCGCGGATTCTTGGAGTGCATTACAAGGCTGGGGCACTGGTTTAGGGTATACAAGCAGAGTATATGGGTCGTTATATTCGGACAGCTTATACAGTACTATATTTTATGACGCTAACAATACTGGATATTATTGTGACCCAAACAGCAATTCAAACCTATGGGCAACTTCTACATACTTACTTCCAAGATACCAGTCATCAGACTGGGCTGACGCATTTAGAAACACTCCAGCTACCTGCAAAGCATATCACGGGGATATAAGCGCAGGTGGTCCTGCTGGTACGTGGTGGTTCTACGAAAGTATGCGTCATGGTAATGCAGGGAACTTCTGGGGAACTCAGATTGCTTGGGGCTGGGAAGACAATGCTAACCAACTTAGACAACGAAATGTAAGTGCTAATTCGTTTAGCGGTTGGGTTACTTATATTAACTCAAACAATATTGGGTCTCAGTCTGTTGCTTCCGCAGGAAATGGTGTTGCTGGTCTAAACTCTATTTCTATTAGTGATAATCCAGGCATCAGGATTACTTTAACAAATGGTACATTTTTCGAATGTGGTACTTAGGATATATAAATGAAATACGCAAGCACAACAATGAATAATGGTATTGAAACAGTCGTAGTGGTCATGGAGCTTTTTCAAGTACCTGCATTTGATCCTCGTAATCCACCACAGCCATACACTTATGGGGTGAATGATGATGTTCAAGTAGGGTGGATTAAAAATGATCAAGGTACTTTTGTACCACCAAATAATTAAAAAGGAACATTAAATGGATTTTACTTATACATGGGCTGTAACAAATCTAACAACAGCAACAATTAGCGATCTACCAAACGTTGTATTAAATGTTAAATGGACTCTTACTGGTACAGAAACCGATGGTGACTTTGGTATTTTTAATGGCGCAACCCCATTAACAACAAACGATGTTGATCAATCAACCTTTGTACCGTTTAATGAATTAACAGAAGAGCTTATTTTATCTTGGATTAAACCCGTTGTTTTAAATAATCCTGCTTATAAGCAGCATATTGATGATCAAATCAATAAACAAATTTTATCTAAGAAAGAGTCTTTAAATTCTAATGTGCCACTACCTTGGGTAAAAGAAACCGCACCTGTAGAACCACTAAAACCTTAACAAATAAACGGAGAAATTATGGAAGTTAATATTAAACTAAGCGTTGATGCTTTTACAGCGATAATTAATTTAATGGGCGAAACACCAGCTAAACATGGATTTTTCCCGCTTATGGTTGACATCCAGAAACAAATAGAAGAGCAGACAGGCAATATGCCTAAAGAACGTGCTGTTCCTAATTAAATAATTTTATTTAGATAACCATAAATTATAGAAAAGTCAGTTATGAACGAAATCAATCCCGTAGAGTACGGCAAACTAGTACAATCCGTAGACAACCTAGAGCGTAAAGTAGATGCTTTAGAAGTAGACATTAAGAAGTTAGTGGCTATGGCAGAGCGTAGTAAAGGTTCTCTGTGGGCGTTGATGGGAGTTGCTTCTGTTGCTGGTGCGTTCATCAGCTATATGACTGAATTAGTGTTTAAAAAATAGGAGAATGATATGCCAATGGTAAAAGAAAAGAAGTTCCCATACACAGCTAAGGGTAAGAAAGAAGCTAAGCAATATGCTATGAAGACTGGTTCTCCAGTGAAAGCTAAGCCAGCTAAGAAGATGACCGCTAAGCGTGGATACTAATGAGAGAGTTAACAGTATTCGCTAACCTTACTGCAGGGACATCTAATACTGTTTATACAGTACCTAAAGGATGTAAGGCTATAGCTACTCTGTTGTTCCTAGCTAACTCAGGAGGAACAACTAAAGCTATCTCTGCTGCAGTGCATGATGTTAGTGACGCTGCTACTGTTCCTATTGTAGGAGCTAAGTCGTTAGGTGCAGGAGATGCTCTTCAGTTTAACCAAGGTCGTATGGTTATGGATGAGTTCGATTATATTACAGCTACTCCTGAAGCAGGAGCTACTATGAGCTGTATCTTTACAGTAGAGTTACATCAGTCCACAGCATATCAGAATGGGAGCTAACAATGCCACTCGCTAAAGGTAAGTCAGACAAGACAATCAGTAAGAACATCTCTAAGATGGTTAAAGAAGGTCGTCCTCAGAAGCAAGCAGTTGCAATAGCCCTACAGACTGCAGGTAAACCTAAGAAGAAAGCTAAGAAATGAAGCCAGGTCTCTATGCAAACATAGCTGCCAAGAAAGCTCGTATCAAGGCTGGCTCAGGCGAGAAGATGCGTAAGGTAGGTAGCAAAGGTGCTCCTAGTGCTAAGGACTTTAAAGATGCTGCTAAGACAGCAAAGAAGAGGAAGTAATGCCTAAGAAAGCATTCCAAAACCCTGAAGGTGGACTCAACCAGAAAGGTCGAGACTACTACAACAAGAAGACTGGATCTAATCTTAAGCCTCCAGTGTCTGCTGCCGAGGCTAAGAAGTCTCCTAAAGCTGCAGGTCGTCGTAAGTCCTTCTGTGCTCGTATGAGTGGTGTTAAAGGGGCTATGAAGGATGAGAAGGGCAGACCAACTCGTAAGGCTCTAGCACTTAAGAAGTGGGATTGCTAGAAATAAAGCTTGACTTTTATATAAATTTGTGTTATAATTATAGGCAATTATGAACTACATCCAACTGGTTAATTCTGTACTACGAAGACTACGGGAAACTGAGGTTTCATCTGTAGCTGATAACGCTTACTCTACACTTATTGGTGAGTTCATAAACGATGCTAAGCGTCAGGTAGAAGATGCTTATAGCTGGAATTGCCTTTCTGAGACACTCTCTGCCACCACTGCTCCTGATATCTTTAACTATATCTTGGTAGGTTCGGGTCAAAGATTTAGAGTAATTGATGTTATCAACCAAACAGCAAGAACTTTTGTAGAAAATGTCCCTACAGTAACTATGGATTCTTTGTTCCTTTTTGGAACTCCTCCAAAATCTGCCCCAGTTAAATATAACTTTAACGGAACAGATGTTAATGGGGACACACTGGTAGATTTATACCCTATTCCTGATGGTGTTTATGATATTCGTTTTAACATTATCAAACCGCAACCAGCGTTACAATCTGATGCTGATATTCTTTTAGTTCCTTCTGAGCCTGTAATCTTTAATGCTACTGCAAGGGCTTTAGCTGAGCGTGGTGAAGATGGTGGTATCCTAGCAGGTGAAATGGCATTTATCTACAACCAATCCTTAGCCGACGCTATTGCTATTGAGTCTGGTCGTTATATTGAAGACTCTGCTTGGGTGGCTTATTAATGGCTGAAGCTCTAGTCACTGGCTCGATTGCAGCCCCTGGTTTCTCTGGGTTAAACACTCAGGATAGTTCTATTCAGTTAGACAGTGGGTTTGCATTAGAGGCTAATAACTGCGTAATCGATCGCTACGGTCGTATCGGTGCTCGT